CCGGTATCCCGTCCGCATCCGTGTCGTTCTCAAAGGATTCGTTCTGGAGTGATCCGCTCGACCCGGTGCCGCTTCCTCCTGCGGAGTTGTAGAGATGTACGAGGTTGTCGATGAACGTGTCGAGCCACGACTTCGGGATGCAGTCGCCGACGGCCCGCTTTGCGATATCAGTCCACGCCATCGACGCCCCCTATACCACGATGAAAGTATTGAACGATTCCGGGTCCGTCGCGTCCGCGAACCCGTTGTCATCGGAGATATACCCGACGTTCTGCCGCGCCCATGCTTTCAGGTCGTCCGACCACGTATCGTCCCATGCCGCGGCGGTCGCTCCGCCAAGGGAGTCCGGGAACACGGGCGCATCGTCCGACAGGAACCCGGCCTGAACGCCGAACCCGTGAAGGTTCCCGACGACCAACTCCACCCGGAGCGTGTTCGACAGGTTCCGCTTTACCTCCAGGACCTCGAATACCTGGTTGATCCCGTGCCGCTCGTAGACGATTCGGATCTGCTGCGCGGGCAGGATCGGCCATCCTCGATGAGATACAGCGGCCTTGTAGACCCGGCGCCGTTCCCCTTTCTGCCTCGCTTCCCGCTGCGCCCACGTAAGCGCATCGCTCATCCGGTCGCACGGTACGTCCTCGTCGAGCAGGACCGCCGCTGTTGCTCCCTGGAGGTATTGCGCCTCGGCCCTCTCGTAGAGGACAACCTGCGGATAATCCTGCTGCGCCCGGCGCTGGTACGCCGCCCGCACGGAAGAGACGATCTCTTCGGCGGTCACGTCCTCGACGAAGGAGAAGAGGTCGCCTTTCGATTCGTCGAACGTCTCGACGGAATCTCCCGGCTCCGGCTCGAATACTTTATACCGATAGACCCCGGAGGCGTCCGGGAACAGGTACGATCCGGCCAACCCGTTGATCCGTTCGAATATCTTCGTCGCATCTTCGGCCTTGTTCAAATAGAGCGACACGCGACGGGCGTTGACCGGATTCCCGTCCGGGTCCGTGCCGAGATAGAGACGCCTTGCCGATTCGGTAAACGACGCCGCGTGAATCTCCGATTCCGCGACCCCGAGGTACGTCGTCTGAATGTCCTCTACGACATCCGCATCGTTGTCCATCAGGTCCCCGGCGGTATCTACCCTTCCAGAGAAATCCACCGCCACCGACGCCTGTCGATCCCAATCGTCTACTGAGAGAGTGAACTCCCCGTTCGCCTCGTCCGTCGATGCGAACGCGACATCCGTCCAGGCTTCCGTCGTGCCGTCGAACACGCGGCAACCCGTAAAATCCTTGACGGCGTGACCGGCCACCTTGAACTTCAAGAGGGGCAGGTCGATACACACGGGCCGCACGTCGTAGATGACCCCGTAGGCGATCTGGATCGGATCCCCGATGGAGTCCTCTTCCATGTTCGGATACGTCGTGCGTCCGTAAAAATCGGCCGGGATCTTCTTCTTTAAATCCTTGCGCTTGTCCTCCAGTTGCAGGACGAACGCCCGGTCCTTCTTCGACCACCCGGAGACGCGGAAAACGCCGATCGTGTCGAAGTCCGCGTAGGCGCACTCCGCGCGGGCGAGACGGGAACCGAGGGTAGACGACGGCGCTTGGAACCCGTCCAGCGGCTCATCCGATAGGAACCCGTCCTCTCCGTCGTTCGACAGGAACCCGTCCTCCAGCGACAGGTCGGGCGTCCGGTAGAAGAGGGGATCGTCAGCCCCCATCTTCACCGTAGCCGTGCCCGCATCCCACTGGAGGTCCGAGAGCGCATCGAAGAACCCGTCCCCGTTGGCGAGTTCCACATTCCCGGTGCCGAGTACGCCGGGCCTCCCAAACTCCCGCTCGATCTTCATGGACAGAGACGGGAGCGCGGTCAGGCGTGGGTCGTAATAGATCCCGTTGTAGATGCGACCCGTGTCGGAGAAGCAGAATTGAATGATGGCCTGAAGCGTCAGTGTGTACGGGGACACAGACCCGGTGCAGCAGACATACACCCGGCCCGCGGCCTGATCCCAGTACCACTGGCCGGCGGAGAGAGAGGTCGACGCCCCCTCGGTCAGCGATGCCCCGTTTTCGCGCATGTCGGTAACAGCCCGAGACGGCCCGGCAACCGTAGTCGCGTAATAGACCGATCCGGCGTCGAGCGTCCAATGCCGAAGATGCTCCCCGGCGGTCAGTTCGAGGAGAACAACTTTCTTCAGGTTCGGGTATGCGAGGCGGCCAGTGAAGACGCTCATGCTTCCTCGGCCATCTCAAACCCGACCGACCACTTATATCCGCCGTACGTGTGCTCGATCTTCTGCGCGGACAGTTGCTTGAACTTGCCGTAATATAGCAGGTCGTATCCCTTGTTCGTCGGGTCGATCGACAGGAAGAACGGAGTGTGCGTCCCTACCGTATCGGAGAGGGACTTGAGCAGCGTCGCCTGAGTGTCGTCGATCCAGTAGAACGACCCCTTGATCTCGTTATAGATCGGCTTGATCTCGGAGAACGTCTGCCCGCCAAGCGCGCGGTCCGTCTCCGACAGGTCGACCGGCTTGATCTCGGCATCCCCGTACCGGAAGGACTGGGTACATTCTACGTACGGCCCGAGGAACACGCGCCCGATGTCCCGCGTCTCCCCCGCGGCCGACTTCGTGAAGATGACTCGCCACCAGCGATACGTCTGCTCCGCGGAGAGGTACAGGACCATCGTCCCGGCGTTGAAGGTGATCGTCTCGTCGACGGAAGGGCTGCCCCAAGAGTCCGTCGCGTTCCCCTGTAACTTGATCGTGGTGTCCGACGCGGTGAGCGTGTGATCCAGCAGAATTACCGCCTGCACCGCCTGCGCTGATCCAAGATCGAATTTTATCCATTCTGCGGCGGCACTAACTCCCGTTCGGTACACCTTGCCCCGGTGCGGGTGCTGGACGTTTGATGCGGGCAGGTCTGCGGCTTCGGACCCGGCGGTGATAACCGTCGCAGAAAGGTCGATGAGGTTGTCGTAGAAAATCCTCACGCCGGAACGAGCCTCAGCGTGCCGGTGCGTCCCGCCTTATGGAACCACTGCGCCAGCACTTCTCCGTCGAGTTGGAGGATAATCGACTGACCGGCGCCGCCGCCAGACAGCGGTACGACCGCCTCCGGCCCCTTCTCGCCGATGAGGGCCAGCGTCGGGCGGTTCACAATGCCCCCTTCGGCCAGTTTCGGAACCGCGAGGGCCTGCGCGAGGGCCACGGTGGACGCCAGCCCCGCCGCTGCCGCAACCGATGCACTACCGAGGGTTGCAATCTCAACGAGAGCTGCCGCTGGAGCCCACGCCGCCGCGACCGCCGTCCCGGTGGTGATCGCCGCCGCTATCTCCGCCGCCTGGAACGTCTTCCCCATCGCCGCCATGAACAGGCGAGAGACAAGCCACTTGGCGACGTACTCCGTGATGATGGAGAGCATCATCTTGCCGAGGTTCTTCAGGACGTCCATGACCGCCATCGTTCCGGTGATCAGTCCCTGCAGGGAGGAGGATATCCAGTTCTGCATCCCGCCGTAGAGGGAGGCGGCGGAATCCGCGATGGCGAGGTTGGCGTCCATCCACGCCTGCTGGTACAGTGCGATCCACGACTGATTCTCCGCGAGGGTAGTCTGCGTTGCCCCAAGGTCGGAGTTCATCGTCTGGATGGCGAGGGAGACGTTCCCGTAGGCTTGCGCGGCCTGCATCGCGTCGTCGAAGAGGAAGGGGGCGGCGGGGCCACCACCGATGCCCATCTCGGCGGCGAGAGCCTCGTGGTCAATCTCGCCCTGCTTCGCCACGTTCGCGGCGTGAATCTTCATCCAATCCGCTTCGAGTTTCTGCCGCTCCTCGAATCCCTTGATGTCCTCATCGGCGGCTATCTTCGCCAACTCTGTCGCGTCGCCGTAAAAGGACGCAAGGGCTTCGGACTGGGCTCCGAGGAGTTTCAGGATCCGCTTCGCGCCTTCCTCGCGGGTCTTCGTTTCCTCGGCGGCTGCCTTCTTGATCGCCTCGATGTTCGGGGCGGCCTTCTTTTGAGCGTCCGGATTAGAGACAAGGATATCGGCGATCTTCCCCTGCTTTATCCCGCGGCTTCCGGGAGACAATTCTCCGCCGAATATGCGGACATAGAACGCCTCGATAGCTGGCCCGTGTTTCTCGATCTCGGCCCATACCCCTTTGATCCCGTCTACCAGGTCGACCAGCAGCATCCCGGCGGTGGACTTGGCGGCCATGCCGATCTTGTCGATCGTGTCGCCGTAATCGTCGAGTTTCTTGATCTGATCCTCGGAGAGGGCTACCCCCATCGCCTTCGCTTCGTCCTTCAGCCGCGCAATCCCCGCCGCCCCCTCCGACAATACCGGCAGAATGTTCGCTCCGCTGCGCCCGAAGATCGCCATCGCAAGGGCCGTCTTGTTCGCACCGTCCTCCATCCCGGCGAAGGCGTCTGCAAGCCTCATGAAGATTTCGTTCGGGGAAAGGGACTTCAACTCCGACATGGAGATCCCCATCGCCTTGAACGCGATCGCTGCGTCGGATGTCGGATTCTCCGCCTCGGCGATGGACTTCGCCATGAACTTGAAGGCGCCACCAAGGTCCTCGAACTGCACCCCGGAGAGCTTCGCCACGTACTGCAACTTCGACAACTCCGACGCGGATACGCCGAATTTCTTTGACGCATCGTCGAGGTCGGACCCGAGCTGGATGGCGGATCTCGCAAGGTTCGCCAGCGCCCCCACCGACACCAACCCCGCGAGGGATCGGCCGATGGAGTCGACGACGGACTCCATGCCCTTCAGCCCCTGCACGGAGGACGTGATAGCGCGGGTAGTCTGGTCGTTGCCTCGGATGACCAACTCAACGATGTTCGCCATCTATCTCCCCTTACCCCGCTTGCCTGTTTTCTTCCGGCCCGATACCTGCCCGAAGATGGAGTCGAGTTTCGCCGGAAGTTCCATCCCGTCGTCCACGTACGTCGTAAGCGTCACAGGACGGCCCTTCTTCAAGGACGCCTCGTACTTAATTCCGATGGCGAAGATGATGTTGTTCAGCGAGAAAGCGTCGAGGTCCAGGTCAAGTATTTCCGTCGGAAGCTTCCCGTACCGCTTCGCCATCGCGTCCAGCGTCACCTGGAGAGGCTGATTCTTCAGGAAACCTGCGGATGGATGTGCCTGCCTCCGCGTTCATGTTGTTTAAGCCGGAGATGGCGTCCACGATGAACTTATGATCCACCGGGTCAATCTCATGCACGGATATCTCGTCGTCGGAGCACTCCCTCGGCGACTTGTCCACCAATTTAATGGACACAACTCCGTTGATGAGGACGGCGTTGTTGATCCGCTTCGACAGCCCCGGATCAGCCTTCATCGCGGCCTCGACCGCCGCCTTGTCGCCGCTACGGATTGCCTCCTGGAACGTAAGCGGTATTTCCCCGGCGGAGAGGAAATCCGAAGCGGATAGTTTTCGGATCTCCATCTCCCCGCCGGATGGAAGCGTAATGACCTTACGAAGACGCTTGCGATACTCGGACGCCTTGAGCATCAACCCTCCTTATGCGTAGATTCGAATTCTGTTCCGTTGGGGTTGCCCAATGGCAGTTATACGGGGTGTAGTTCCCGTCTGGGTCTTTCCTGTCTATGGTCCCGCCTAAGGGGCGCTCACCCATATCGGCCAAGAATTTCTCGAAGTCGTTGATCCAAAGATCACAAACCTCAATTCCCCTGCCACCGTAATATTTGTAAGCATTATGTTTTGGATTAAGGCATCGTTGCTTCATTGCCATCCAGGCGCCACAAGTTGGACTACGATGGTTTTTCCCATTAGCGGTTGTGTGACCATGCACTCGTGCCTTCAGGCCAGCAACCCCACACACGCCGCACTGTTTACTGCGTTCACTCCGTAAATTACTTGCCGTGACTACTGATTTGCGACCACAGGCACATCTGCAGAGAAAATATGCTCCATCCTTCTTTATCCCCTCTGGCTTAGGCACCCGATTCACGACCGTCCACCTACCGAATACTGTTCCAACCTCAATGGTCTTAACCGTTCTCATTTCACACCTCCGATAGTGCCCGATTAATTATGCGCGGAAGTAAGGCTCGGATGACCTTACTTGTCGGGCCGTCGCCCTATCCGCGCTTATTTGAGGTCAGGCATAGGTAACAACCCCGTCGATGAGGATCTCGGTGGAGCCGGTGACGATGGAGTCGACCCCGAACTTCTCCGAGAAAGACATTACGAACCCGGCGAACGTTCGCGTCTCCCCGTTGGGATATGTCACTTTGAAATTCTTCTGAGTCTGGTTGGTCTTCGCCGCTCGCATCGCCGTCTGTCCAGCGTCGGCGTCGTAAATCTGGATCTCAAGTTTCAGGGAGCCGAAGTCCTGCAACCCGACATCCTTCTCCACAGCGGTCGATGCGAGGTTGGTCTTCGTGATGACGGCACTGGTTCCGTCGAAGCCATCGCCGGAGACGATCTCTCCGACCTCGGCCCATGTATCCGGCGTGGCGGTCCCGTCCGAGGTGTAGGTCAGCGTCAGTCCGTTCGTGCCGACGAGAACGAACGTGTTGGTGGTCACGTCGGAGATGACATAGGTGTTCCCGTTCAGGTACGTCGCCATGCCCGTGCCGACCACGCCAGCGATCGCCACCACATCCCCATTTACCAGTCCGTGCCCCGCGCTGGTTACGATCATCGGGGAGGTCGCAGAGATGCCCGTGATCGTCTTGGCCCCCCCCGCCGTGCTGGAAATCTCCAGGATTGTCCCCTGGGCATTCTGCGCGTTGCTTGCCATTTTATTTTCCTCCTACGATTCCGAAAGTTTCGAGGTTGTGTACTGGACCTGAAAGTGCATCAGCGACCGGAAAAATGTCCGGTCCGCCTGTATTCGTACGGTTTCCGTGGGTGTACTCTGTACTGTGCCGAGGGCCAGTCCGCCCCATGTCGTGTCGGTGCCGACGGCTTTCCTTACGTCCTCGATGTGCTTTCGCATCGTCCGCCCCGTGGCGGCGGCTTCGTGTGCGATCTCCACTTCAAGGGACAGGTCGTGCCTCTCGTCGCCCTTTACATTCATCCGGGAAGGGTCGTCGATCGTGTCGCGGATGTGGATGGCTGGAAGTTCCGCCTGCTCCGTGGGGACATACCCGCCGCCGCCTTCCGTGACCACCTTCGGGCGCCACTCGAATACGTTGGAGCCGAGGTTCGAGTAGTACCCGCCCGTCGAGAGGATACCCGCCATCCGGGTCATTACCGCCTGCACGATGAGATCGCGTTTCAGAGGCATTTATGGATCCCTCGACAGGATCAGGACGGTGAACACATCCCCGTCCGGCTGGACGTCGACGACGTACCAGGTCACGTCGTTGATTTCGAGCGTATCGCCGCGGGCGGCGTCCACGACATCCGGCGCTTTGCAGGTTGCGCCGGGAGAAGACGAAGATACACCGGCCTCCCCGACTCCCTGCGCGGCGAAGTATGGATTCTCGAACGCCACCTTGATCGTCTTCCCCTGGCCGCCGGAAGGGTTATAGGTCGCCTCCACTGCGAAGGCGTCCGTGTTCAGTACATCGTCGGCGAAGGCGTCAAGGTCGATCATGGCGATCCCCTACGGTGTCGGTAAGTATTGCGGGTGCCCAAGAATGGCTGCGGCGCTGAACGCGGCGTTATCGGTGTTGGCTGCGGGCGTGATCCGGAGTTTCGTATATCGCTTCGTCCCGCCGTACGCGATCACCTTCGCGGTGTTGTCGTCGGTGGCGGCGAACGTCGCTCCGGCGATGGTTCCGACGAGGTCTATGCCCGAGACCGCAGCGCCATCAGACAGAACATCGTTGTCCCCCGCGATGATCGACGGAGTCAGGGTGACATCCGAATCCGCGAGCGTCCCCGTTACGATGACGTAGGTGACGGACCGATACCCGCGGCCATCGATGATCGACCCGTCGGTGTTGTCGTTGTTGGAAACCAGGGCGTTCGCGATCGACTTTCTCACGGCGATCGAGTGAACCAGGTCCGCCCCGAGAACGATCACGGGGATCAAGATCAAGGCCGCGATCAGCGCGGCGATATATTTCCTCATCACTCTGCTCCCTTCTTTCCTTTTTTCGGCTTTCCCTCCGGAGCGGCTACGGCTTCCCCATCGGCGATCTGGCCGGGCGGCGCGGTGGATACGACGGCATCTTCATCGACCGGGGCGGGCGGCGGCGGCTCCACGTACTTCTTCGCCAGCCCCATCCCGATCCGATCGTTCGCGATCCCGTTGGTCGTATCAACGATGTCTCCGGGGAAGTATTCCTTCCCCTCGACCCTGCATCGGCTGATGATCTCTATTTTCATGGACGACTCCTTGCCCGAAGGGGGCAGTCTGGCAATTAGACTGCCCCCCGTCCTGGTTGAAAACGCCATGTCGTTACGACAAGTCGGTGGCGAGAGTGAACGCGCCGGCCTGCCGGACCGCCACGTCCACGCTCTGGTAGCCGACGATGCGGATCCCGCCGGAGGTCGAGAGGGACTTGTCGTCGACGTTGATGTCGAGGACGCCCCACTCGCCGATGATCGCCTGCAGGAAGTCCCCGAAGAACAGATACGCCGCGGTGATCTGCGTCGAGGTGAGCACCGGGAACCCGGCCATCTTGTCGTCGTCCCCGCAGAGGTAGACCGGATATCCGGCCGTCCCCTTCTCGCGGGTCTTGAGGACCCCCCAGGAGGTCGGGTTGCAGACCCAGTTCATGCCGGGCTTCTCCGCGTTCGCGTTCATGACGTCCGTGAGGGCGCTGATGGCGAGGATCCAGGAGAACGTCGCCCCGGTGAACGCTCCGGACGCCGCCGTCGCGATCCCGGTCGGCTGGCCGTTCGCCCCGGTGCCGTGGAACACGGCGAGGTCGATCATCCGTGCGAGGACCTTGACGAGGCTGTTCAGGATGATGTTGTCCGCCGCCGGCGCCGACTGCTTCATCAGGTTCCGGGTGATGTCCACCCAGGCGGCGACGTTCTTCAGGGAGAGCGTCACCTGGCCGACGGTCCCCTGGCTCTCCGTCGGGGGGTTGCCTTCCGTCTCGATCCAGTACCCGGTCGGGTCCGCGGTCTCCTTCGGGATGGCAACGTTGCCGACGAGGCCGGACATGATCTGCACACCGGCGGCGGCGGCGACGAGCTTCGACCGGAGCAGCTCGATGAACGACCCGGCCATGTGCTGCGTGCCGACGAGGAACCCGCCGGCCGTGTCGGTGGTGATGTTCATGTCGCGCTTGTTGCGAGGCGCGGTCATGATGTCGTATGGCAGGTAGAAGGACCGCGACTCCGCCCCCACCTGCTTCGCGACCGTGTCGGAGCACTCCTTCTCGAATCCCGCGTCCCGCCAGTCCTTGGTCGTCGCGGCCCGGATCGCCCGGAGGATGCTGTACCGCTGCGCCTCGTTGCTCGTGAGCCCGATCTCCCCCAACGGCGTATACAGGGGCTTGGACCCGGTCCCGTCGTTGATGCGGTTGAGGACGATGCCGCGGAACTGCTCGATGGTCGTCCCCTGCACCTCCGCCATGTCCACGATGCGGGCGGGAAGGTTGTGGCGGTTGGCCAACTCGCGGATCTCCTTCATACGCGCCCGTTCCTTCTGGGTTGCATCGTCGGCCGCCTTGTCGCGGTCCGCCTTCATTTCCTTCTCGACTTCCTCGATCGTCCTGGTCTCGGGCATTTTCCTTTCCTCCGTTTCGATGATTGCTGCGCTGATTTCCAGTGGAACTTTCCTCTCGCCTTCCTCCTGCCCCTTCACACCCCCGGCGGTTCGCCCGACGCCGACCGTCGGGTCCGCAGGGACCGTGACAAATGAGCATTCATAAGGCTCCCAATCCGTGATCCGATAGACCGGCAGCTTTTCCAGAGCCGCCATCTCCATCAGTTCAGGAGTCATTTCTTTCGGGGCAACTTCCTTCATGAAGTGGATCTCGTAGCCCACGGACACGTCCTTGAGGATTCCGTCCTCCACGTCCTGGAACCTCTCCGTGGCGGCGGGGGAGCGGGAGAATCTGGCCGTGCCTCGGCCCATCTTGTCGTCGTCGCAACGGCATTCCTCCATGATGCCCAGGTGCTCGTCGCGGTTATGGTTGAACAGGAGCGGGATGCCCATCTTCGCCCGGTCCATCCGCATCGCCTTCCTGGAGTGATCGAGAATCTCGATCCCCCACCAGCGAACGTACGGAAGCTCAGACGAGAAGGCGAGATCGACCGTCCTTTCCGTTGCCTTTACCGTCGCCCGGTCGAGGCTGAACGTCCTCTTCGGAGGGTCCTTCTTCAAGATCCCCATCAGTTCCTTGATTTCCATCGCTCTTTCCTCCGTATTCGAGTTCAAGCCCGTACTCCGCCGCGAGCTCCTTCTCCGCCTTGAGTTCCTGGTACAGTTCCTCGATGTCCCCGCCGTTCTCCGCCACCACCTGAGTGGCACTCTTGAACCCGGACTTCACCGCCTCCTGGTACGCCTTCACTTCCTCTAGCGGTTTCACCCATCCCCACCGCCTGCCGACCCACACCGGAGAGTTGAACTTGTCGTATTTCGCCTTCGGAAGGTTCACCGCTCCGGTCAAGAGGGACATGTAAAGCCACTCGGAATAGACGCGGTTCATGAACATCTCTATGAACCACGACTGAAGGCTTTTCCATGTTTCCCGTTCCTCCAGGAGTCCAGCGCGGATCGAGGAGAAATTGACCTCCGTCAGATCGTTGGAGAGCGACGAAAAGGAAACGCCAAGGCCGGACGAGATCCCGCGCAGGATCGATTTCACGAATGGATCAAACTGCGCCTCCGGGTATTTAGGATCGAAACCCTGAAACTCCTTGTCTCCGATGTCCTCGAAGGTCCCCGGCTCGCACGTGATGGTCTTGTTACCCGATGCATCGACCGCGTCGCCCTCGTAGCTGTCTCCGTCCCCGGAAGAGTTACGGAAGAATCCGAGCTTGTTCGCACCTGCCCGGGCGTTGATGATCGCGCCCTCCACGTACCCCTTCAGGTCGTGAAGCGACAGCATCGCGGGAGCCATCCACGATACGCCGCGGGTCTGGTCCGCGCGCTCAGGGTCGAAGACGTGGATCATGTCTGAGGCCGGAACGATCGTTCGGGGGCCTGAGGGAACGATGTACCCGTAAACATCGACTCCCTTTGGTCGCTGGCTTACGTGGTACGCCACGGGTCGCCGCCACGCGTCGGTCTCGACACCCATCCGGACGACGTTCCCATTCGGGAGTTCCGTGCTGTATTTCTCGTCGATCCAGTCCGGCTCAACAAGCTGAAGAGAGAAGGCGTATTTGTTGACGTTCTGCCCCCGGACAAGCCGAACGAACGCTTCCCCGTCCCGCGCCACCGTCTCGACGATGACCTCCTGCGCCTTCCGGAAAGAGAGCTGGCCCGTGACCGTGGCGGTACGGGGCTGACCCCAATCGTAAAAGGCGTTCTCCAGGATCGAATTTGCGAGTCGGTCGGGCGTGGGCTTCCCGTCAATATAGTTCGTCGCCTTCACCTGGAGCTTGAATCCCTCGCTGCCGACGACGTTCTTTCGAACCGCACGGAGATAGGCCCTGACGTATTCGTTGTTCTGCGAAAGATCCCTGGCCCGGGAACGAACCTTGACGAGTCCGGATCGTATGTCCTGATCGATGGATGTAGCCCCGGTGATCCAGTCCGCGGTAAGGCGTCCCATCTTCGCCGCTGCATAGGCACGACGGCGGGGCGGTCCCGGAGAACCCTGGAGAACGAATCGCAGGCGTTCAAGAAATCCCATCACGCGCTCCCGAATTGGATTCCGACGATGGAACTCTCGCCTTTCTCCTTACTAACGACCCGCCGGTAGATAGACCGCCACCGCTCCAGTTCATCCGGCTTCAGATACTGGATCGCCTTCCCGTTGATGGTGAGGGACATCTCGGCGCGGGTGGCGCGACCCTGCAAGGTGGCCTCGATGCCGGTGAGCATCTTCTCCGCGTGCGACCGAAAGTCCGCCGAGGAAGATGCCGCCGCGACATTCGGCTTGATCGTCACCCTCCCCGTCGCGACCGTGTACCGCTCCAGCGTCCCGCCGGATCCCTTCTCGACGTAGGCGGTCCACTGCCAGTCCCCGGCGGCATAGGCGGTCGACACGGCGGGGGCGACCGATACGGCATGATCGGATCCTGAAGCCGATGCCGTGATGCCGATGACGGCCTGGCCATACTTCCAAAGCGAATACTTCAGCGTCCACGTCGTCGCTGGATAATCGGCGAGGGAGTCTGTCCAGGCGATGGTATCTCCCGCGGTGATCGTGCTCGGAATATTCATCGGCGCTCCTTACCACTTGGTTGCGGACCAACCCTTTCGGGGCACACGCATAGGAACCGGCATCTCTGTGCCTTGCGTCTTCGGTCCCTCTTCTTCTTTCCCTGGTTTTTCTTTTTCCACCTGCCGCTCGATGTTCGACGCCAGCCGGTCCCAATCCCGGATCTTCAGTAGGTCCAGCGCAGCGTGCGAATACACGAAACAATCCAGTGGTTCATTCCGCGCGCGGACCTTTACCCACTCCTCGATTTCCTTCCCGCGCACCTTCCGGATGACTCGCTTCTCCGCAGTCAACCCGGAGAAGTAGTCCTCACCGACCGACATGGGGAAATGCATGTATCCCGGGCCGAAGTCGGGAAGCATTACCCTGGAATAGATCAACGACTTGCAGGTATCCACGCCGACCAGCCCCAGTTTGATCCCGGCCTTGTTGCGCTTCTCGGAGATCCGGATGACCGGGAGTCCTTTGCCCCCCTGCCCCTTGACCGCGTAAACGCGACGATGCTCGAGACTGCGGACGAACTTGTAGACCTGACTGGTCGCGTGACCCGAATCGACGCAGCCCGCCGCGATCCGCAGGGACAGGCCCAACTCCTGATCCCACGAGCGATCCAGGAGGATTCTCAGGTCCTCCCACACCTTCAGGTCTGTTTCCGGACTCCCGCGGAATATGGCGTATTCGATCAGCCAGCTTTCCTCGTGCTTGCCCCATGCGTCGACGGATGCCTCGATGCGGTCTGCCTGAATGTCGACGCCGATCGTGAGGACGAGCCCGCCCGCCGGAATAGAGGCCGGGTACTTCTCGCGCCGGGAAAGGAGCGTCCCGTCGTCGATGACGAGTCCTTCCTCTTCCCATACTTCGGCGAGCTTCGTATTCGTCCATACTTTCAGCGCGGAGACGTCCCGGGTCTTCCTGGCGTCCAGGAACTCCTGCGCGATGGCGTCCCATGAGAGCCAGCCGAGCGGCGAATAGAGGGAAGAGAGGAAAAACCCCGCGGGCTTCCCGCGCCCAGGCGCCTCGGCGATCCACCGCCCGGATTCGAGCATCCAGGTCTTGTACCGCTCATCGATCGGTTCGCCGCAATGCTCGCACTTATAACGGACCGGACTTGTGAGCCGGTACTTCTCGTCCTTCTCGAATACGATCTGCCCCCACTTGAGCCACTGCTCACCCTTGCAGAACGGGCAGGGGACGAAATACCGACGCTTGTCGGATAATTCGTACCGCCTCTCGATCCGGGACCGCCCCGCCTCCGTTGGAGTCGATGTCTCGAAAATCTTCTTCCGGGAAGAGAACGTTGCCGTACGCGCCTCGGCCAGCCCGCACGGGTCGCCTTCCCCGCCGCAATCGTCGGGGTATGGGTCGATCTCGTCCATGAACAGGTAACGCGCCGGCATAGACCGCAAACTTGTTGCCGATTCCGCCCCGGTGATGACCAGGATCCCGCCGGGGAACTGCTTGACGAGAATTGTGTTCCCGGAATCCCGCACCCGGGCGTCTTTCACCTTCCCTTGCAGCGCGGGGGTATTCCGGATCGTGGGTTGAACGCGCTGCTTCGAGAACCGCTTCGCCATGTCCAGGTTCGGCTGGACGGCCAGCATCGGCCCCGGCGCCATCGCGATGACGTACCCGATCCAGTTATTCCCGCTTTCCGTCGCCCCGATCTGCGATCCCTTCATGAAGGTCACGCGCTGGACCGGAGAAGACGGAGAAAGGCAATCCATGATCTCCCGTAAATACGGCGTGCGGGAGGTGCGCCACTGCCCCGGCTCGGCGGATGACACCGGCGGGAGGATTCGCTCCCTGTCCGCCCACTCCGAGACGGTCAGGAGGGGATCGGGCTTCAGGCCCTCCCGGAACGAACCTCCGTAGGCGACCGCACCGTCAATTTGCCGCGAACTCATGGAGCACCTGGGAGAGCTCCTGCCGCAACGTGGAGTTGACCCGCGCGCGGTCGTTCTCAGCGGCGAGGATCGCGTCCACTCGGTCGGGGACGATCAGGATCATGTCCCGCAACTCCCGGCCAAGGGTAAACGCCGACCTGCGGCACTCCTCGGTTTTGTGGATGGATCCGATACGCTCCTCGTAATCTATCTGCGCGATATCGGCCTGTGTTCTCGTAAGCCGTTCCTTCGCGGCGATCACCCCGCCCTTCTTCTGGTTGATCCCCCACCCCGCGATCCGGCCTTCCGCCCGGTCCTGCCAGAATTTAATGAACCAGTGGATGCAGGCTACGAGCGGATACCGCCCCTTGCCCGCCCTGGGCATTCCCTCCTGAACGAGCTGCTGGATGCGCCTCGGCGTGACGTTGAGAATCTTCGCCAGCCTGTTGATATCGACTTCGGCAACCGGGGGATCACTCATAGTTCAGCCCCACACGCCGGGCAAGTCGCTATTCCCTTCCCGTTGTCGCGTTCCGGCGGCGGTGCAAGCCCAAAGATGTTGTTTATCTCCAGCCCGTTGAAGCCGACTTCCTGCATCAACTCCTCGTCGATCGCGGCAAGCAGGTCCTCGTCCCACTCGCCGAGGTTCTTATTCTCCCGAAGGTTCGCCTCCCGGTACTCCGCCTCGGATAGTTTGCGATTCGGCACCCGGATATCGATGGTTTCGTTCCCGCGGCCCAACAGTTTGAGGATGTTTACCCGCTGATGGCCGGAAACGATGCGGCCGTCCAGGTCCACAACGGGGATCGACATCAAGTTGAACTTGGACAGAGATTTCTTCAAACCTTCCGCTTGCTTCTTCGTCATCCGGCGGGGGTTCTTCTCCCACGGCGTCAACTCCGAAACCCTGCGTTGTTCGGTGTGCCAAACAAGATCCGGCAAGGGGGCCTCCGTACCTA